CTTCTCCTCTCGTTTGATTCTTTCCGTCATGGGCTTCCTCCTGCATAATGGTTGGTGGTTGACCAATCATGACACAGGATGGCATGATAAAAAAGATGGGGTTTATTTGGCGCTTACAAATGAAAACCCTACCAAAGAGGGGTTTTGTTTTTAGCCTTCGTTGGTCTGTTATTAACCGGACCAGCGCCGAAAAGTCTCAAGGTTGCCGAGAATTACAGAGATCAGCGAAATTCACTTGCTTCAAGTAGTTTTTTCATGATATGTTATGCATAAAATATGAAAACATATTATGTGGAGAGATTATGGCACGTACAAAAAAACAATTAAATGAGCGCCAAGTTCCTCTTTTTATAACTAAAAAAAACCCTAAAGATGCTTTCCGTAATATCAGAAACTACTTAGCTGGTCAGTTTGTGGGGGCAACTCGTGACGATGCTTTGTTAGACGAGGTACTTAAATGTCTGTTTTGCAAATTGTTAATTGAACGTGGTGAAGCAGATGATGTAGATGGCGTTACTGACCCGTTTGTCTTGTCAAAACAACTGCGTAGTACATTTACGATAGTTCGATCTGAATTCACAGAAATTTACCCAAAAGACACTGAAATTTTGCTTGACCCGTCGTCTTTGCTATATGTAATGGGGCAACTCAGTTTTTCCATTATGGATGCTAACACCGATCCAATTGGTGATGCTTTTGAAGTATTTGTAGGAAGTGAGTCAAAGGGAAATTCCGGCCAATTTTTCACGCCCCGGTCAGTAACCAACTTATTGGTTAAAGCACTTGCCCCGAAACCACACGAGACGATACTAGACCCAGCATGTGGAGCTGGTGGATTTTTATCCTCCGTCTGTGCTTATTTAGAAAAACAAGGGGTTGTACCTAAAGATGTTTCAATAAATCTTTACGGGATAGATAAAGACACTTATTTAGCACAACTTGCCAAAGTTCATGTTGCGCTGCTTACAGGCGGTCATCCAAACATAATAAACGGTGACAGTATTACTTTCCAGAATGGCCATAAAAACATTCGTAAATATTTGCCCCATGAAGGTGTGGACGTAATTTTGACAAATCCCCCATTTGGAGTGCGGATAGTTTCTGGCACACCAGATGTTTTGAAAACTTTTGATCTGGCCAAAAAATGGATTAAAAATCCAAAAACAGGATTATTGGAGCCATCTGACAAGGTTAAAAGCAATGTGCCACCTCAGGTGTTGTTTGTTGAACGTTGTCTGTCTCTTCTTAAACCAGGTGGGCGACTGGGAATGGTCTTGCCAGAAAGCATTCTTTCCAACAAATCCTACCGCAATGTTGTTGAATATCTTTTAAGGCACTCGGATATTCATGCTGTCATGGGGATGCCAGAAACATTATTTAAGACCTCCGGAAAAGGGGGAACCCACACAAAAACTTGTTTACTTGTGGCGACAAAAAACGGCAATAAAGCAACAAATAATGGTTCAACTGTGTTTATGGCAGAAGCTAAATGGTGCGGCCAGGACTCAAGAGCGCGTGTTATTCCACATAACGACCTTCCCATTATCGCTGAGAATTATTCAAACTATAAAAAGAATAAGCTGAAAGCTTCATCAAACCTCGGTTTTACGGTAGATAAAGAGAAAATTTTAGGGGGTGTATTATGTCCCCGATACTATGATCCGCAAGCAAATGAAGAATTGAATGGACTGGAAAATACGCATTCTCTTTTAAAGTTTTCGGATTTATTAAACGAAGGAGTCTTAAAACTTACGACTGGCGATGAAGTAGGTAAACTTGCTTACGGGACAGGGTCAATACCATTTATAAGAACTTCAGACATTAGCAATTGGGAAATCAAAGCAGACCCAAAACATGGAGTCTCTACAGAGATATATAATAGATTAAAAAAGAAACAGGATGTACGACCAGGTGATATTTTGATGGTTAAGGATGGCACATATCTAATTGGAACTTGCGCAATTATTAGCGAAGCTGACAAGGAAATTCTTTACCAGAGCCACTTGTACAATATCAGAGTAAATGAGAACCGTTACGGTTTAGATTCATATCTTTTGCTCGCAATATTAAGCTCTACTGTAGTTCAAAAGCAAATTCGTTCCAAACAATTTACGCAGGACATAATTGACAGTCTTGGCGAGCGAATTAAGGAATTGGTATTACCTATCCCTAAATCGAAAGACTCTCGGGAACGGATTAGCAACTTAGTTAAAGAGGCGGTTATTAAGCGAGTCGAAGCCCGTGAGTTAGCGAAAGAAGCGAGGGAGTGCGTAGCAATTTAGCCGACTACTTGGGCCACCAGCCATGTCGATCATAGTTTTCTGAAATACGCTGGATCAAAATGCGCACATCATGAAGACTAAGGCTGCCCTGAATTCGATTACCGTTAGCTGATATCCAGCTAATGTTGTCGGATGTATGTCCGGCAGCCTCGCCTTCATTGCCCAGTTTTAGCGGGTTCAAATGGCCGACTTGAAAATCTGATTTTCCATGCGTGGGATTTAGTAGCTCATTACGGAACGCTTCGTAAGATAAAGCATCTCCTGTTATTGGGCACAATGCGGTAGGTAAATTTTTGGGCAGAATATTGGCTTCTTGTAACTGACTAAGAGAGGCTGAAGGGAACCCTTCAAATGCGCAGATTTGAGTTACAAGTGCATACTCGATTGCCATACATACTCTACGTTCCGCGAAATGAACGGAGTTAGGATGAGTTTCCCAGCGCTTTTCTCTATTAGTCTTGTGTTCACCTGTTAATACCCTGTCGGTGAGATAGGTCTTTACTTTAATTTTATCTGAAAGAACTGTACGAAAAAAGTTGCGGTCAGGGGATGTCGCTTCATCTGTGAGATATTTCCTAAGTTTAAGTGTTCGTAGAACTAAATCATCATAGATCCATATCAAATTTCCTCTCTGATGTAAGCGATGTTGTGGTGTGAGACGCTTTGCATAGTCTAATGGGGCTTCGTAAGGAACCATGCCATTAGAAAATGATAATTTTAAACATTCAGCATGGCTCGGATTAGCCAGCCATTCAGGTAATGTAGATAGAAGGTCTTGAGCGATCATCAAACACTCATCAAATGAACAATACCTTGGATCGTCGTCAAGTTGGTCAAACCAGCGCACACGAAACTTCGTGGTTTCTATTTTTGGAACCTTGACCAATTCAATAAGGAAAGCATTTCTCAAAATTGAACACGTTAATTTTCTGTAATTATTACCGAGTGAAGCCTTTATCTGTTCCGCTACTGCCAAAACACCTGGTTGTGCTTCTATTAAAGGCCATACAGCATTGGCGAGTTGAGGCATACTGAAGTTGCCATCTATTTCGACAATTTGTTCAATTGTGTTCTGCACTTACGCCCTGCTCCTTGTATTTATATGGATGATTGGTTGGCAAACGAAAAGATCACTGGCCTGAGGAACGAGAGTCCGGTACATTGCTAGGTTCGAAAAATTGCTTCCGCTCAGCCCATTTTTGGCGAGCATATTCCTCCGCCGCCGCCTTCCACTCACGAGAATATAACTTTAAATCTTTGCCAAATTCATCGTTTGCTATGGCTTCTCGCAATGTACCAAAATCATGCCGTATTTCATTGAGATGAGCGAGTTTCACCATATAATGACGTAGGGAGTACAGATCCAATGTAATAAGATCATACCAAAAATTTCGAACCGTAATATTCAGCGCGGTAAAATCATTGTGAATATCAAATGCATCAAGAACTGGATTGGTTGCGAGGTAAAGTTCAAGTGCAGGATGCCGCATGTGATAAATAAATGAAGCCCCTGGATTCAATTGAATATCAGCGTCTAACACATCTTCGGGAATTTTTTTTAAATCAATCTCAAATCCCCCTATTTCTCGTGATAGCCATGCACCTTCGTAGGCAGATAATATATTCTCAATATCTGCTCGCATCGTCTTGTGTATAATTGTAAGCTCTCCAGCCACCGCATCCAGGCGACGCAAAATATCACGTTTTTCTGTTAAGGTGGTTGCAACGTTGCGAATTCCAAGATAAGTGTGAACTGGTCCGTACCGTACGTGAGGTTCGTTTTCAGCTCTTTCGAGTACTTTGCGTAAGTTTTTCTCAAGTTGCAGTCGTTCTTTGCTAGTTTTCCATCCGTACTCGATGCAAAAGTATTTATTTAGGTCAAAAGGCAACTCCTTTCGATCCTGGGTAAGCAAAATGGTTTTCTTTGTGAATCCATGACGAATTCCCAGCTCATACATCACATTTGGGTTGAGTCCTGTAAGATCTGCACAAACCACCTCGGCAGAATGCAGCCCAGCAACGATATCAGCAAGGATGTCACCAATTGAATCAGCACGGGTAACTCTATAGCCCAATCCATTGAAAAGGGTTTCAAGAAGTTCAAAAATGGTGTCAAGCATATCTTTATTTAGATCTTCATAATTTCCATTAGACGATTTTGCCTCTTCGAATGGCATTATTATAAAACAATGAGGTTGCTTTGCCTCGTCAGATGGGCTTCTCATACCTGTTCTCATTTGATTCTCGTTTTTTTGCGGGCTATGCAGTGATTTAATAAATATTTACTATTATCCTGCGCTAGATAATAATAAGATTTTGCTATTTGATCACTTTTGAACCTGCTAATTCCCTGCTTTTTTACCCTCGGTTTTTCAATATTTCCTTCCAGGTGATGATCCAAGTATATTTTGCAGCTGTTCCAAATCCCTGCCCGAAATCCTTTCCATCACCTGTTTGATCCCTTTTGCCTGCTGAGGCAAAATTTTTTTGACCAGTTGCTTTAATTTACGCTAGTACTATTTTCGGGGAGGGTTACATCGTTAACAGTCTTTACCCTACTCCCCTTGACCATTCCCTTTTACTTTCCAATTAATTTTCATTTATAGGCATCGTTATGCAAAAAGTATTTTGCGTAGCCAATCAGTTAAAATGCCTGATGCTTTTTCTGCAACACTTTTACAGAAATCATAAACTCTGAACCCACAAATAAGATTAGCAAGAGTCAGTAATGAGAACAGCCAAAAAGCCCAGGCGTCCCACGATAGTAGATTTGCCTTGTCCAACTTATCTGGCGAAGACATAAAAATTGCCTTAATGAGTGCAGCATTCAAAATGAAAAGAAGGAAAATTGATAGGCATCGATGAGTAATTTTGCCGACCTTAGCGATCAAATTTTCGAGTTTGTCATGTTGTGTCGCCATAGTAGACGTGATTATTGTCAGTTGACTCGAAAGTTCTTGGGTATACTTTCCTTTTGCCTCTTCAAGAACATCGCGAACGTTTCCCCTGATGATATCGTCTTCGCCGAGTGTAAGATCCATCAATTTATTACGTGCTTCTAGGCTGTGAATAAGAACGGCATAGTCTTCCTCGGTGATTTCTCTTTTTTCTTTTAAAAGGTTTGCTTCTTCTATATAGCGGCGCCATAACTCAGTGGAAGGTTGAATAGCGGCAAAACAGTTAGCAACAAGGCGGTACTTAGGCAGGTTTGGTGCCTTCTTTACAGCTTTGAGCCATACTAATGTCGTAAATACTTGATCAGACATGCATATGGCTGCATTCGATATCCCATAGTTTCTGTTAAAAAAATTTGTTGAAGCGCTGGCCAAGGCTGTATTCGTAGTTATAAAGATTGCGTCGCAAGATTCTAAGTATTTCTGTGGCTTGCCGCGTCTGAGTCTATATATTGCTGTTAAGCAGTCTATGTCATGATTCCGTGCTGGTTCAGGTTGGAATTGCATCTCTTGAGCAATTTCTTGTCCTAATGCCGTTTCATCCACTGTTAATTCTGCTTCATGGGGGGGCCTGTCAACTATGAGGATACCTATATTCCCAAGTTTTTTTTCCAATAACGCTATGTCTAGCTCCACATCTGATACTTTGGCTCCGATATTATTATAGTAATCCCAAACATCGCCAGGCTTTCTCGGTATTATTCGTCCTCTAGTCCTGAGCTGCGCAGAAGCTGCGAATAATATCCCATGTATTTCGTTATAAGTATCCCTAAAGCAGCGCATTTTAACTGACATAGACCTAAGGATGTTAACCAACTCAAGGCATGGCTCAGAATATTTTTTTTCACAAAAACCGATTGCTCTAAGCAAGAATTGTGTATCAAAGTACACTACAACCCTTCTCATTTTGCCTTGAAGTTCAGCAGGGGCAGAGTAGTAAAATGTTTCTGTTAACATCGCACCACGCACGAAGGATTCAATTGCTTCAAAAGACGTTTGATCAGAATGGTATGCGTGAGAGACAAATCTGCTAATCATGTACTTGGTTTGATGTCTTTTTTCTATCTTGATATTGTCTATATCTGAAACGCTCATAAATAGAGCTGGAGCGATTTCGTAAAGTATCTCGAAAAAATACTTATCAACCTCTTCCTGGACAACGTCGATATTATAAATGCGCTTGCAAAACTCTACAAATTTATCCTTAAGGCTATTATATTTCCGTATTTCCTTATCTCTTATTTCCTCATATCTAGAAACTGGCAATGACGCTCGATTTATTACAAATAGCCCTGCTGCATTTTTTTTAATAAATCGATGCCGCTTACTTGCTCTTTTTAGTAGACTTGCTATGGCCCCAGTCGGCATTTCAAATTCTGCAACCTTTGTAAACTCACCTTTAAATTCTTCCAGTGAAATGATATCATTGCAGTAATTTTTCAAGACATAAGCAACTAGGGGGATATAGTTATCAAGAAGATCCTTCTCGCTGCTATCCCAGTTGACCTTCACAATGGCCATGTTAACTAAAAATTTTTCCACTGCTACTCCTTGGTTGAAGATGCATCAATTTTTGGCTCGCTACATCCTCCTGAAAGTTCAGCAACGGCATCGACAATACTTAGCACTAAATTTTTTCTTGTAATGTTCATAGGTTCCCCTTCGTTTGGCATCTAAGAGTTCCCTTGAAAGAAATAGGTTTATTTTTTTATCAGTTTTCCCTACTCCACCCCGCGAATATCACGTAGATCCTTTTCAGCTGTTCCAAGTCTTTCTTCGGGATCCTTTCCATCACCTGTTTTATCCACCTGGTCTGCTCCGGCAAGATTTTCTTGACCAGCTGTTTTCCCTCCGGAGTCAGTTCAATCTTGTTGTAGCGGCGGTCGTTTTCGGCCCGGGTGAGGCGTCTGACCAGGAATCGTTTTTCCAGGTTGTCGATCACTACGGTAATGTTACCGGTGGATTTGAAAATACGGCCGGCAATATCAATCTGGCTTAACGGCCCATGGGTGTACAAAGCTTCCAGGGTGCGGAACTGGCTCACAGATAACTTGTGGGGCAACAGAAAGCTGTATACTTCCTTTGCCGTCATCATAGCACTTTGCTGGAGCAGGTCAAAAACTTCTACCTCCAGGGAGATTTTTTTTGTTCCTTTGCGCATGGCCAATGTTCTCCTTGTGATTTCGTATAAGGTTTAATTTTAATCCGTATGACATAATATCTTTTTTTAAAAAGATAAATAGTTAATGGGAGTTACACGAAGAAATCTGCCAATACAAAACGGGTAAATCTGAATCAACCGCGAGGCAACAAAATGAGAGGATTGTCCTGAAAAGCGAATAGAGGTGGGCTACCGAAATTCTTGACAAACGGCAAAGAAACTTTGATAATTAAAGTAATCGAATAGTTTGTGACGGTTGCTTAGATTGGCCGCGTGATATGCGCGGACATTTCCAAGCCCGGTTGTTCCAGAGATGGGATGACCGGGCTTTTTTTTTGGCTTTTTGCCGATGGCGAACAGGGCAAAATTGACACCACAAAAAAGAGGGAAATTCCTTCAGCGCTTGGCCGAGACGGCAAATGTCTCCAATGCGGCCAAATACTGCGGAATCACACGTTCTGCCGCCTACAAGCTCCGGGGCCAGGACGAGGAATTCAAGGCGGCCTGGGACGAGGCCGTGGAGATCGCCACCGATGCCCTGGAGGAAGAGGCGAGGCGCCGGGCCCTGCAGGGAGTCACAAAGCCGGTCTATTACCAGGGGGCGCGGTGCGGTGAGCTGCAGGAGTATTCCGACACCCTGATGATTGTCCTGCTCAAGGCGAACAGGCCGGAAAAATACAAGGACCGGTCAGAGACGGACCACAAGAGTTCAGATGGGTCAATGACTCCGAAGGGGGTCCAGTTGTCGCCTGAAACGGCTGAAATGCTCAACTACAGACATGATGGAAGCAAGGAAGAGCCCAAGACAGTTACGGAATGACCTGTTCGACAGGGTGCAGCAGACGGCCCTGAAGAATGGCGGCCAGGCCGAACTGGACGAATGCCAGCGGCAGTTGTGCCGGCAGGACCTGTTCTTCCTGTTGACCAGGGGGTGCGGCCGGGCGGACATAGACCGGGACTGGCTGTTCGAGCGCTGCGAAGAGGTGCAGGCCGATCCGGACGGCCGGCTGGATTTGTGGGCCCGGGAACATTTTAAGAGCTCCATCATCACCTTCGGCCTGACCATCCAGGACATCCTCAACGACCCGGAGATCACGGTAGGCATTTTTTCCCACACCAAAACCATTGCCCGGGGATTCCTCCGACAGATCAAATACGAGCTGGAAACCAACGAGCGGCTCAAATACCTGTTCCCTGACATCCTGTACGCGAATCCCAGGAAGGAAGCGCCGAACTGGTCCGAAGAGAACGGAATCACGGTCAAGCGCACCACCAACCCGAAGGAGGCGACAGTCGAAGGGTGGGGCCTGGTCGACGGCCAGCCGACCTCCAAGCATTTCAAGTTGCTCATCTACGACGACGTCGTCACCCGGGAGTCGGTCACCACCCCCGAGCAGATCAAGAAGACCACTGAGGCCTGGGAGCTGTCCCTCAACCTGGGGGCCGACGGCGGCCGGAAGCGGTACATCGGCACCAGGTATCACTTCAACGACACCTACAAGTCGATCATGGAACGTGGTTCGGTAAAGCCACGAATCCACCCGGCCACAGATAACGGCAATGCTGACGGCAATCCGGTCCTCCTGACCAGGAAAGCACTGGCGGAGAAAAGGCGCGACCAGGGCGTCTATGTGTTCGGTTGTCAGCAGCTTCTGAATCCGAAGGCCGACCAGGTGCAGGGCTTTCAGGAAGTGTGGCTGCGCTACTACGACACCGAGCCGGATCCGGCGACGGTCAACCTTTACATCCTGGTGGACCCGGCCAACGAGAAGAAAAAGGAGTCGGACCATACGGCAATGTGGGTTCTCGGCCTGGCTCCGGACCGCAATTACTACGTTTACGACATCGTGTACGACCGGCTGAACCTGACGGAACGGACGGCAAGGCTGTTCGAGCTGCACCGGGATTACCTGCCCCTGGGCGTCGGCTATGAGCACTACGGCATGCAGGCCGACATCCAGCACATCGAATCGGAGATGGACCGCATCGGTTATCGGTTCAACGTCACGCCCCTGGGCGGCAGCACCCCGAAGCCGGACCGTATCCGCCGGCTGGTGCCCAAGTTCGAGCAGGGACGGATATGGCTGCCGCGGTCCCTGTGGCGGACGGACTACGAGGGCAAGCGGCACAACCTGGTCAAGCGGTTCATCGACGAGGAATTCCTGCCGTTTCCGGTCGGGGCGCACGACGACCTGCTTGACGGCCTGGCGCGGATCCTCGACCATGACCTGGCCGCGCAGTTCCCCCAGGTCCGGAAGCGTGAGAAGAAACTGTCCTGGCAGGACAAGCTCAAACGGAAGATCGGCCACGACCGGTACTCCGGCGCGGGCTCACACATGACGGTGTAAATCATGGCCGAAGCAACAAAGGCAGTGGCGAAGCTGGATACCGGCGCAACGGCTGACGATGAGAAGCTGGCCCGGTTGAACTGGGAGCGGTACGAGTACGGCAAGACGGCCGGCCATGACGCCTATATTGCCACGGCGCGGCGCAACGAGGATTTCTACCTGGGCGGCGGCCTGCAATGGTCGGAGACGGACCGGAAGGCCATGGAGGCCGAAAAGCGGCCGATGATCGAGCTCAACCACATCATGCCGGCGGTCCACACAGCCCTGGGCATGCAGCTCCATTCCCGGGTGGACATCGCCTTCCAGCCGCGGGGCGAAGGCGCCGACGAGAAGACGGCCGAGGTGCTGTCCAAGGTCATCATGCAGATTTCCGACCAGATCGAATACCACTGGAAGGAATCCCTGATGTTCGAGGACGGCGTGATCGAGCAGCGGGGCTTCCTCGATTTCAGGGTTTCCTTTGAGCATAATTTCCAGGGAGAGATTGTTTGCGAGGAATTGGATCCGCTCGACGTGCAGCCCGACCCGGACGCCAAGAGCTACGACCCGGCCGGCTGGGCCGACGTGGTGGTCATCAACTGGCTGACCTATGACGAGATAGCCGGCCGCTATGGCGAGGACAAGGCGCGGCGCCTCGGGCAGGAGGCGGACTCCTACTTCGACGCCGATCAGTACATGGACCGGCCGCATTTCGGCGACGATGCCGATGGCGAGGGCCTGTACCAGGGGTGGGTGGAAGAGGAAGAGCGCACCAAGACGCGGCGGTACATGGTCCTTGACCGGCAATACTGGAAGCGGAACATGGAGGACGTGGTCGTTTATTACACCGGGGAGGTCAAGCCTGTTTCCGGCATGACCGACCGGCAGATTTCCCAGGCCCTCGAAAGCGGCGCGGTTCGCTCACGGCTGCAGGTCAAGCGGGTGCGGTGGACGGTAACCTGCGGGCGTGTCGCGCTGTTCGACGCCTGGAGCCCGTACCGCACGTTCACGATCATCCCCTACTTCCCGATATTCCGCCGCGGCCGGACCCGGGGCATGGTGGACAACCTCCGCTCCCCGCAGGAGCTGGAGAACAAATCCATTACCAACACCCTGGAGATCCAGAACACGGTCAGCAACTCCGGCTACGACGTGGAAGAGGGCAGCCTGGCCAACATGGAGCCGGAAGACCTGGAGAAGTACGGCAACCGCAACGGGCTGGTCATCGTCTACAAGAAGGGCTCGACCAAACCGGAGAAGCGCCGGCCGTCAGACCCACCCAGGGGCGCGGAGCTGCTTACCGACCGGGCCGAGTTCGCCATCAAGACCATTTCCGGCATGTCCGACGCGCTGCAGGGACAGAAGGGGCCGGAAGTGTCCGGCGTCGCCATCCAGAGCAAGCAGTACCAAGGCGAGATGCAGATGGGCCGGCCGTTCGACAACCTGGCCCTGACCCGCCGCATGTCCGCAAGGAAGATGCTGGAGCTGGTGCAGGGATTCTACACCGAGGAACGGGTGATCCGGATCGTGGACCCGGTGACCAACAAGCTGCAGGAGGAAATCGTCATCAACCTAACCGACGAAACCGGCGGGATACTCAACGACGTGACCATCGGCCGCTATGACGTGGTTGTGTCGGATACGCCGACCCATGCGACGTTCGAGCAGAACCAGTTCGACCAGCTCGTGACCCTGAAAGAAAAGGGCGTGCCGATCCCGTCGCGGCACCTGCTGCTGGCCAGCACGGTAGCGAAGAAACACGAGATCGCCGAAGAAATGGCGCAGATGGAGGCGGCCCAGGGCAACAGTGAACTGGAAGAGGCAACGGCCGAGGAGAAGCGGGCGAGCGCCGAGCTGAAGCGGGCCCAGGCCCGGAAGGCGGAGGCCGATGCCACCAATTCGGCGGTTGACGCTCAGTATTCGGCCATCCAGACGGCCGGGGTGATCGAGCAAACGCCGGCGACCGCGGGGCTTGCCGACAAGCTGCTTCGGTCGGCCGGGTACGTTGACCATGACCAGCCGCCGATTGTTCCGGAATACAGCGGAGGACCGACGCCGGCGGCCGGCATCGACTTCGGCGCACCCGGGGCAAACACCAATCCGACCACGCCGGCGCCGGTCCCAGTTCCGGACGGTGCGGCAGTGGGGGCAAACCAAGGAATTGAGACACAGGAGTTTGAGGGGTGAAAAC